GAAAGGGACATTGGGCGGGAGACCGCAAGCAGACGACGCTGTGGCAGATCGCCAGCCGCGATCAGGATGCCGAGACCGTGCACGGCACGCAGAAGCCCGTGGAGTGCATGCGCCGCCCGATCCTGAATAACTCGGCCCCCGGCCAGGCGGTCTATGAGCCCTTCATGGGATCCGGCACCACGCTGATCGCGGCGGAAACCACGGGGCGCGTCTGCTACGGCATCGAGTTGAACCCGGCCTATGTCGATGTGGCCATCGAGCGCTGGCAAGCCTTCACCGGCGAGGACGCGGTTCTAACGGAGACCGGCGAGACATTCGCAGCGCTGAAGGCGAGGAGGCTGGCGGCATGACGCAATCACGCCGCATGTCGCTTGTCGAGGCCGTCACCAATGTCGTTGTGGGCTATGCGCTGGCCGTCGCCACGCAGATCGTGGTGTTTCCGTGGTTCGGCCTGCACCCCAGTCTCGGCGAGAATCTGGCCATTGGCGCCCTATTCACCGGGATCTCACTGGTCCGCGGCTACGCGCTGCGCCGACTATTCGAGCAACGGCGGCATGGCTGACCGCCGCCGCATGCCTGAATACGGGTGTGGTCGGGGTAAGGACCTGATAGAGATCTTGTCATGTTGCGTCTGTTTGACATGCTGGGCCGCTCCGCGGCGATGCGGGCCCTTGAGGATGCGCTTCGGGAGTCCGGCGTGCATCCGCTTCTCGTCCCGGACCCGGTCAAGCTGACCGTGATCAAGCTCAACAAGAAACATGCCGGTGTCAGGACTCAGGATGTTGCATGCGCCGAAGCCGCGCAACTTCTGGCCTATTGCATCCTCGGGCATGAGCAGTTCGCGGCCAGCAACAGCGCGGCGGATGCAGAGCGCATGGACGATCGTGTGGAAGCAGCGCTGGATGACGGCGACACGCTGGATGCGAAACTGATCCTGTTGGCGCTACATGCGAGGCAGATTGCCCAGGATATTGCCGATCGTATTGATCTCGACGAGACGTGATCCTGATCAGGCATCCAGACTGTAGACAGTACCTCTGTTCATCTCTTTCCGGGAGGTGATCGCAAGCCCGAGCTTTTTCTTGAGCGCTCCGGAGATCATGCCGCGCGCGCTGTGAGCCTGCCATCCCGTGGCGGCGACAATCTCGGCGATGGAGGCTCCCTCCGGGCGCTGCAAAAGCGCGATGATCTGGGCCTGCTTCGTGCCCGCCCGGACGGCGACGGCCCTCGGGGCATCGGGCGATTGGGGCGTCAGCGCGGGGTCCGGCTTCGCCTTGCGCGGCGCGCTGGTGGTCTTCGCGGCGACGGGCTCGATCCCGATCGCTTCCAAGCCCTCTGCCGTCACGACCAGCGTGGTGCCATGGCCATCGCCGGTCTCGCGCCAGAGCGGATCACCGCGGCGCAGGTCGGCCTCGACCTCTTGGAGCCAGCCCCGCGAGATCATCGCGGCGACAGACTTCTTTGCGGCGGCACCATGCAGCCCGTCGGGCAGTGGCATGGCCAGATTGCCGGGGCGGGTGGCCGCGCGGCTGAGGACGATGGTCTGGGTATCGGTGAGTTTTGGCATGGGAGCCTCCGGTGCTGACAGGGCCGCGCGGGATTGCGCGGCCTCCTACCGGGTGAAGCCCGCCGCGAAGGCAGGCCGCACCCTTCTCCGGGGATTGGACAAGCTAGCGGGCGTATTCGTCCTCGCCGAAGGCGCTGTCTGTGATGCGCTTGAGCAGTCCGTTGTAGTGCTCGAGCGTGCCGACCATGGCCCAGCCAACCTCGTCGGGGTGGGTCTCGAAATGATCGTCGCTGAGCGCCTGCAGGCGCGCGAGCCTCTCGTCGATCTCGGCCTTCTTTCCGAGGAAGGCGGCGAGCGCGGCTTCCTTGTTGCGCCGGGCCTTCTCGGCGCGCAGCTGGTGGCGGGGCGTGGTTTGCGGGTTCAGGCTGGTCATGGTGTGGCTCCGTTGGGTGAGTTGCATCGTTTCCGTAGCATCACAATCGCTCTGGCAGGCCGGAAAGTGTAGGCAAATCAGGATCATAAGATTGCGTTCTGCTCATCCGATCAGATCAGCTCCATCCCGGCCAGCACGGTGCTGGCGGCGGCAAGCTGACTGGTCGGCAGTTCGATCTTGATATGCGAGATCACGTCCGACGCCTCGGCGGTGATGCCGTTGTCGCGCAGCGCGGCCTCGACGGCTTCGGCGACGGCGTTGGGGGTCTTGCGACTCAAGGGCTCGGGCAGCGTGTCGTGATCGATGCGGATGGTGGTGATGGTGGTCATGCGGTGTCTCCGTGCTGCTGTTCGAGAATGGCGAGGATCGCGCAGGCCATCCCGCCAAGGTATTCGCTGCGGCGAAAGACGATCTCGTCGATGTCGTTTGCCGTGGTGATTGTGGGATCGACCGCGAGGTCGTCCGCCATGTGCGGCAGCAAGCGGGTGGCCTCGGCGTTGTAACGTTGGGCGATGGTCATGGGCGTGTCTACGATCCGGGTGGTTTTCCCGGGTCCAGACTCGCTCCGATCCGGAACGTAATCAACTGAATTAGACGATCGTAACCGTTTACATTCAATGGCCTAAGGGAGCACATGGGGTCATGGAAGGTCTATCCGAGCGTGCCTATGCCGCCCGGTCCGGGCTCTCGCGCGGAGCCGTGCAGAAGGCGCGCAAGACCGGTCGGCTTGTGCTTTACCCGGACGGCTCGATCAACGCGGCCGCGTCGGATGCGCGGCGCGCGGAGACGACCGATCCCGACCAGCAGATGCGCGCGCAGGGCGGGGTTGGTACCGGCAGCGGCGATGGCGCGGCCGGCGCGGTCTCCGGCCCCGGCGACAGCGCCTCCTATCTGAAGGCCCGCACCGCGCTGACGGTCTACCAGGCGCAGGAGCGCCAGCTGTCGATCCAGCGAAAGAAGGGCGTTCTGGTGGATCGCGCGCGGGCCGAAACGCTGGTGTTTCGCCTCGCGCGGCAGGAGCGCGATGTCTGGGTGACCTGGCCCACGCGCGTGGCCGCCTTGATGGCCGCGCAACTGGCCGCAGAGATGGAGGCCGCATCGGGGGAGGCCGTGACGATCGAGACGGCGATCCTGCAGAGGGTGCTGGAAGCGCATGTCCGAGAGCAGCTCGCCGCCCTCGCAGGCCTCCGGGTCTCGCTTGAATGATGATGAGGATGATGACCACGGCCTGACTGACAGCGACCGGACCGCGGACCTCGACCTCGGGTTTGACGGCTCAGAGGACATCCTGCGCGCCTGGCGCCGGGGCCTGCGCCCAGACCCGGATCTGACGGTGTCGGGCTGGGCGGATGCGCATCGCTGGCTGTCCTCGCGCGCCTCGGCCGAGCCGGGACGGTACCGCACCGCGCGCACGCCCTATCTGCGCGCGATCATGGATGCGCTCTCGCCCGGGCATCCCGCACAGCGAATCTCGTTCATGAAGGCCGCGCAGGTCGGGGCCACGGAAGCCGGCAACAACTGGATCGGGTTCGTGATCCATCATGCACCGGGGCCGATGCTGGCGGTGCTGCCCACGGTCGAGATGGCCAAGAGAACCTCGCGCGGCCGGATCGATCCGCTGATCGCGGACAGCGCCGCGCTGAAGGAGCGCGTCAGACCCGCCCGGTCGCGCGATGCCGGCAATTCGATGCTGTCGAAGGAGTTCCCCGGCGGCATCCTTGTGCTCACGGGGGCCAACTCGGCGACCGGCCTGCGTTCGATGCCCGCGCGTTACATCTTTCTCGACGAGGTGGACGCCTATCCGGCTTCGGCCGACGAGGAAGGCGACCCGGTCACGCTGGCCGAGGCCCGCACCACCACCTTCGCGCATCGGCGCAAGGTGTTCATGGTCTCAACCCCGACAATCCGGGGCCTGAGCCGCATCGAGCGCGAGTTCGAGGCCTCCGATCAGCGTCGGTATTTCGTGCCATGCCCGCATTGCGGCCACATGCAATGGCTGCAGTTCGAACGCCTGCGCTGGGAGAAGGGGCAGCCGGAAACGGCAGTGTACCATTGCGCGGGCTGCGAGACGCCCATCGCAGAGCATCACAAGACGGCAATGCTGGAAGCCGGCGAATGGCGCGCCACAACCGTGCCCGCGGATCCCAAGGCCATCGGCTTCCACCTCTCGGCGCTCTATTCGCCGATCGGCTGGAAGAGCTGGGCGCAGATCGCGCGCGACTGGCTGGCCGCCCAGGGCTCCGACGAGATGCTGCGCGCGGCGCGCAACACGCTGCTGGGCGAGACATGGGTCGAGAGCGGCGAAGCCCCGGACTGGCAGCGGCTGGCCGACCGACGGGAGACCTACCCGGCGCAGATCCCGGAACGGGGTCTGTTCCTGACCGCCGGGGCGGATGTGCAGAAGGACCGGATCGAGGTCGATATCTGGGCCTGGGGCCGCGGGCTGGAAAGCTGGCTCGTCGATCACATCGTGATCCCGGGCGGCCCGGACGATCCCGCCTGCTGGGAGGCGCTGACCGCGCTGCTGGGCCGGACATGGACCCATGAGAAAGGCGCTGTCATGACGCTGGCCAAGCTCGCCATCGATACCGGTTACGAATCCGCGGCCGTCCATGCCTGGGCGCGCCAGCAGGGCACGGCCCAGGTGGCCCCGGTGAAGGGCATGGAGGGGTTCAACCGCGCGACGCCGGTCTCGGGCCCGACCTTCGTCGACGCCACGGTGAACGGCCGCAAGCTGAAACGCGGCGCGCGGCTCTGGAGCGTGGCCACCGCCACCTTCAAGGCCGAGACCTATCGCTATCTGCGGCTGGAGCGGCCATCCGATGAGGCACGTGCCAGCGGTGCGCCCCATGCGGCAGGCACGATCCACCTGCCGGACTGGGCCGACAGCGAATGGCTCAAGCAGCTGGTGGCCGAGCAGCTGGTCACCATCCGCAACAAGCGCGGCTATGCCCGGCAGGAATGGCAGAAGATGCGCGAACGCAACGAGGCGCTCGATACACGCATCTATGCCCGGGCTGCGGCGTGGATCCTCGGCGCGGACCGGTTCGACGCGCGGATGTGGCAGAGCCTCGAGAAACAGGCCGGGGTGGAGACCGCCGCCCCCGAGCCGGACGCGGCATCCGACACACCCACCGAGCCTCAGGCGGGGCGCGTGACCACGCCACGGCGACGCGGCTGGCGGGTGAGCACGCCAAAATACATGGAATGAGCATGACCCTCGACGATCTGAAACACCACCACGGCGCGTTGCTGGCTGCGCGCTACAGCG